AAAATCTATTTGCTTCAAATACTGACATAGTTTCATACATATCTGTATTATCATCTATAGGATATAGACTCATACAGTAATCAACTAACTCACTTTTGTTGAGACTTTCTGCTTTTTTAACATCAAACTGATTAAAGAAATCTTCTCTAGCATTATGAACAATTGTACCTTTCCACATAGCATCAGAAGTTTCTTGTGGTAATCTCTCTATGTAATTATACTCATACTTTTTAGGACACCATTGAAAAGAACCAAATGAAGATTTGGTTATTTTTAGTATTGGTAAATCTTCTTTATCTGCATTATTGGCATTCCATTGATATGTATATTCTTTCATTAAAACCACTCCTCTAAAGTTTTCTGTTTGCTATCTTTCATTACTTGTTTAATATCCCAATCCATAGCATTGAATATGGGTTCTGCTTTTTTTACTACTGTATCAGCATAGAAATCCCAATGAGGAACATACTTTTCAAAGTCTGCTTCCTTTAATTCTGCTACAAAGTTTGGTTTTACCCATTCACCCTTAATAGGATGAAAATATTTCTTAAGATGAGTATTATTAATCTTAAGATATAAGTGAGAATCATCTATAGGAATTTCATTATTGCTATTATAATACAAAACTCCTTCTACATTGCTACCAATAGTAGGTCTTTTACCTTCACTTGTTTCTAAAATAGGTTGTCCGCAACAAGTTTTCTCGTTACAACATAAATTATTTAAATCTGAAGTACGCTTACAAGTTTTACATACAACAGTAAATCTTGCAGGTCTATATCTACTACGTTTTATTATTTGAGACTTAGAAATGTTACCAAAGCGTACCTTTTCATAAGTATTATTAAGATAACTTACTATATCTTTTTCTGAATCTCCATTAACCCACATTTTAAGTGTGGTAATTTGAACATCTTTTGCTAATTTAGTTTCTGAAACTCTTTTAGCAGTAAATCCTGTCATAGTAAATTCCATTTCTTCTAATTTTTTACCTTCTTTCCAAGTTATTAATCCGGCGTTTCTGTTTTTAGTTGCTCCAACACCTAAACTATGAAAGTATTTTTCAAATTCTAAAGTTACAGGGTGTTCATCTAACTCTAATATGTTAGGAAAAATAGTTCTAACATGTTCATTAATGATTTCTACTGTTTCTTTAGCCTTTGTTAAACTATCTATTTGTACATAGATTGAATCTGTGTGTCCGTAAACTACTTTCAAGGTCATTCAACTCCATCTTGTATTGGGTCATTTGGGTCATTTATAATACCTTGAAGATGTACAGTATCATCTCTTTTTATAAACCCCCAATTTTTGTAGGTTAAACCTTGTAAAGCAATACCTGTAAATAAACCAATAGTAATATCTGTAACAGTAATAAACATAAAACCTATGAGTATTGCTGATGACCATATCCAATGATGTAAATGATACCTTTCTGTTTTTAATGAAGGTACTCTAGGTACTGCCCATTTTGCTAATGCAAATCCACCTATCAATGATAAACTATACATTAACATTATTCTTCCTCCGTATGTTTGGAAAGAAATATAACTTGCCAAGTTTCAAAATCCATATCATGTGGTATTTCTCTAGTTCTTTTAGCACATGCATATACTTCTTCCATGTATCTTTTCATATTACTCATTAGTAAGCACCCCTACAAGGACATGCTAATTCTTCTCTTCTTAGAGTATGACCACATGCTTCACATGTAAAGCCACCATGTATTTTTCTAGTTTGTATTGGTCTAACACTTACACTTATCTTTTTATTTTTATTTATTTTATTATTCATTTTTATTACTCCTTATTTATTCTCCACAACCTTCACATCTAATATGTGAAAACTGCTTATTACATATAGGACATATAGGAATACCGTTTAATACTAAAGTATCTGTATATCCTAACCAACCGCAAGTACATTGCGACATTAAATTTGTCATTTTTTATTCCTCCTTATTTCTTTTTTCCATTCTAAATAACATTTACCACAACGTTTTGTGGATTGACCATAAAGACCACCACGTAAATTAAACATATTATTACATACTATACATTTAATTTCCATTATATCTCATCTCCGTCTATATGATTTTTTGGTAAATATTGTTTTCTGTTTTCCATTTTGTTTTCCATTTGAAGTTTTACATTTTTTATTGCAGTATTCCATCTTTTAAGGGCTACTTTATCACCCTTTGGTACTACTCTATCAAAAATATTTTGCATAGTTCTCTGTATTGGTTCATCTCTTTTGTTAACTAACATACCTTTGTATATTTCATATTCTGCATGTTTAACACTTGCTAATCTAAATCTATTCATTTCTTTTCCTCCTTATTATCTATAAGTTGTATATCTTCTTCAGAGTATTTATGGCTAATAGACCAAACCAATAATCCATATAAAATTAAAATTAAATAAAAACAGATATCATCATCAAAGGGATTTACCATTTGCTCTAGCCTCCCTTGCTTTTCTAGCACAAGTTGCACATCTTCTTACATCTCGTTTTGCTAATCTAAATGTTTTATGACAAACTGTACATTCTCTTCTTATTGGTTTACTTTTATCTGTTCTAGCCATTATAATTTCCTCGCTTTAAATGCGGCTTCTCTAATTGCTTCTCTAGCACTAGCAGTTATACTAGCGGCTAAGTCAACATCAGCCCAACCAAATCCTTGATATGCTAATACTCCATAAAATGAAGCCATTAATCTTTTAACTGCTAATTGATTAGAATCCCATTTATTATATTCTTCATCTGATGAAGCATTTTTTCTATTTGTTTTGTATAAGTCTCTTAATGTTTTTAGATTAAGAACTGATTTTGGTAACATACCTAACTCATCAGTTTTATAATATAACATATCTTCATGGTTAGTATTACTAAAATCTTTAGGTGTACTAAGGTTTACTGCGAATGATGTAGGTTCTATACTTTTAGTCTCCCAACTAATATTTCTAGCAACCATCATTGAAGGATAAAGACCTGCAAAATCGAAGGCCGCAACACCCCAATGAAGGCCGTTTGTGCCTTCCGTTAGAGGATTATACACCATTGCACCATCGTAATCTTTACGCCCTGTTTTTCGTCCTGTAGGGGCTTTCCAATATGCCGTTTTTGAAAAGTAAATCGTACCCATATTGCTTGCATAAAAACAAGCATCGAATGGAGCAACTAATAATCTTTGTAAAGATAAAATAGAATCTGTAATATTCATCTTATTATCTAAATCAGAAATTAATTGTGTATCTTTAATAGCATACTCAAGATAAGTATCTGTATCTTCTAACCAACCTCTCTGAAAGAATTCATTCTTATCAGGAAATTTAGTACTTACTAACTTCTTATTACCTAATATAGTTTCAGATACATAATCTAAAGCCATAGAAGGTAGTGTTCCTCTTTGAGAATCATTCCATTGTCTTTCAAATGCTAAATCTAATGGTACTACAATTCTACCTTTAATTGGTTGACTAACAGGAGAATACCTATGTATTATTTCATCATTGTATTCTATATCTCCTTTCTTAAGATAAACTCCTGTTATTTGTGAGTAAGGTGATATTCTTCTAATATCTATATTATTAGCAATTGCTCTTTCAATTAACTTAGGGATATCGAACTTCCAACCGAACCAAGATATAATCATGTCTGCATCAACAGAGACTATCTTATCTAAAAAGTCATTGATAACATCTGCTTCTGTTCCTTCATTTGGTAGCCAATAATAACAAAAATCTTCATTATCAATTCTACAAGTAATACAAGTAATTTGTTCATCATATTCTCCACCTTGCATCCACTCCATATCAAAATAAAGTTTAGTCATCTCATACTCTTTAATAGAATCTATATTATCTATAGCATAGCGATATTCATGTTTAACATCTGCTTCATAAGTAGGATGAATTAAATCTTCATTACCTTGTTTTTCAAAAAACCTTCTAACATTATATACATAACGACTATGGTTTGGCTTCCATGTAACCTTTACTAAAGGTTCATTTTCTAGATTTTTATATTCCTCATTACTTTCATAATTAAGTTCTAAATCAAATCTTCCCCACTTATCTTTAATTTTAATCTTATTCGGTTTAATTTGGTCTTCGTGTATATAGAAATAAGATGGATACTCAGAGTAAGGTATAGTTTTTATTATTCTTTTACCGTCCTCCTTGTAACTCAATCCTATTCCTGTTTCTATTTTGTTAATTATCATTTTAATACCTCAAATAAGGGGCTTTAACTAATATTCTATTAGTAGAAGTTAATAATACAGGAGCATCATCCTTCAAGTGAATTTGGAAAACTCCTTTCATAAATTTATGAAATGCTCCCGTAAATTCAACAGTAGAACTTTGACCTGCCGTGTGTATAGTAGGAACTATCATAGTAAACGTTTCAGTTTCACTTCTGTTAGAAGAAATAAATAATTCTTGAGTATCTTCTCCGAATTCAAATTTATACTTTGCTAAATTCATAATATTACAAGCCTCTACTACGTCTACAAATTCTGTATCTAAAACAGTAATTTTACTTTCAAAAGTAGTTTTTCTAAATATTTTCATAGTATCGTCTTGAGATAATTCAAGAGAGTTATTTTGAAAATATGCTATTAACATATCAATCATAACAATAGATGTATGTTCTAGAACTTTAGGCATTTTACTAGTAATAAGTTCATCAGAAAATGTTATAAAATCTGATACCATAATGTCTACATTAGAACTAAATGTCTTAAGAAGTTTAGTAGTCTTATCTATATCTACTATAACTCTTTGACTTGTTAAATTTGCATATACACCATGTTGAATATTTTCACCTTCATCTAATGAAAGATAAATTAAACAAGCCGTTGCTTCATTTGCATTACATATAAACAAACCATTTTGATAAATTTGTATGTACGCATGTTCTGAAAGACGACTATTTTTACTAGCCATACCATCAAAATATTTACCCTTTAAGGCTACATCTTCTAGTGCTTCTTTTAATTTATTTGCATTTATATTTATATTCCATTCTTGTCTATCAGACATGTTTCTCACTTAAAATCTCCATTTTTATATTCTTCAATACCTATCCACTTATTATCAGTTTTAGATACTTCAAAGATATCCCAAGATTTTCCAACTAATTTTGGGTTAGTTTTACAATCATCTAGGGTTGCACGATACAATGTCTTATCTCCTCTTCTTATTTTAGAGACAGTAAGTATCTGTAGCAATCTTTGTGGAGTTGACTTATGCCAATCCGGTTCAAAACCTACAGGTGTAGGTACATTTATATTTTCATAAATAGGTTTTAAATGTGTTATTAATATCCTATTTGTTTTTAGAGCAATAAAAGGATTTAGTATCCTATTATACACTCTATTTCTAATCTTCCAATCTAAAGGTTGAACCTTTATTGAATCTATATCATGTATAATAGATTTTCCTTTATTGTTTGACTTTACTAAGGCTTCCCTTAGTACATCACTAGAACCTTCATTAACTTTATCAACACCATCTAGAATTACTGCCTTTACATTTCCTTCAGCAATACATTCATTAGCATATTCTAACCAAGCATGACAATTGTGAAAAGTTTGTTCCCAATCCCAACTACCATCTGTCTTTAGAACATTAGGAACATAGATTTCTATATTTTCATCTTTCCAAGAAGCATTCCATGTAGCAGTACAACCATCATCTAAATCTAAAACTAATACTTTCATACCTGCTTTCTTTTCTTCTTCTGTTCGACAATCCATTGCAGTTCCGCTTTTGCCTGTTTTAGGTAAACCAACTACTCCTAATAATAAAAATTCTTTATCATTAGTCATACGCTCTTTAATCTGTAAGCGTATGGCTTTTTTTCTTTCTTCATAACTTATTACTTCTACTGTTTCATCTTTCTTAACATTCCAACTCATTCTTAACACCATTAAAATTTATATTTACGTTTGTCCAATTGTGGACAATATCGTTTAGTTCTTCTTCTGTTACTTTAAGTCTAATTTCTTTACCGGAAGGAAAATGGAATTTTAACCAATATTCTCCTGTATCTTCATTCTGTCTCCAAGTAGTAAAGTCTGCATTACCCATAGGGAATGCAAAACTTTTACCGTGTATTACATTATTTGTTATTTTATATTCATTCATTTTAATTTCTCCATTATTTTGATGAAGGGCTTTTCACCCTTCTGACCGATATGGGGAGAGTTCGGCTACTCAAAGATTTAATCAGTCAAAGAACCAATTTTCTGTGTCTTCTTCTACAAAGTCTATTGCTTCGGGGCTTCCACCTCTAGCCTTAATGACATACATACCATTTACATTAATAGATGGTGGTTGTGGGTCGCCATTATCATCAGTACTTTGTGATGTTCTACCTACTACGATAACATTAGAACCAATACCAAAATCAATATTTATATGAGATGGTATCCAACATGTAGTTCCACTCCATCCATCACCTTCATAGTCAAAATCAGTATTCAAATCATCTAAGGTTAAAATCCTATTACCATTCTTAGTAGGAGTCATATTGATACTTGTTGCATTACCATCTGTAAAGACAAACCTATCAGAATAGGGTTTATCATTAACAGTATCATGGAATCTACTTAAGTCAATTAGAGGACTATAATTTCCTTCTGAATACATAATTAACATTTCTTTAATATCTGTCTTTGAAACATCTTTCTTTAATTCAGAATCATCCGGTAAATCTACATTATAGATTAAAGAATCCATAGTCTTATTTGTTGCTCCATGAATCTTACTACTATCATTAGAGTTTAGTATACAAGTAAAGTGTACATACTCAAAAGTAGTAGGACTAAAAGTTTTACTTGATGTACCCTTGTAATTAAAGAAGTACTTACCAAAGTTACCATTTACTTCTCCGATAAAAACACCACTTCTTCTAAACTCTTCTTTAGCCAAAGGTTTACCATAATTCTTTTTATTCCAATCTGCACTATTAGAATCAATAGGAACTAAATGTGTTCCATCTTCTAAATCTACATTGTTGTTAGGAATAGTTTTAGTTTGTATTACCTTTTCTTCTCCGTTCATCATCATACGACCTTCAAACATTTCATTTTCTATCGCAGTAAATAATGCTACTTTACCAAGACTAAAAGTTGTATTACTATCTCTTCGGTATTCATTAACTATTCTTTGTCTTTGAATAGCCATCATGTCTCTTGCTTCATCTAGAGCAATAAAGAATCCAAATGCCGATTTAAATAACGAATCAGATTGATTCGATGTATTTGATTGTGATTCACTTCTCTTTAGTACATTTCTA